CCAGTCACCGCCAATGGTTGTGTTGCAATCCTGATCAATGAATAGATTACAAACACCTTTAATATGCACATCATTATTAGAGGCAACAATAGTATAATTGTTATTTACAATGTGAGTTACACGATCGCCGTTTGGATGCACTTCATAAAACGTTCCGCTCTTATGGCGTTCACGTATTCTTTCTGCGTCTGGCGTATCGTCATATTCTTTGGTGTGTCCAGACTCTGATTCATATACATGGTTGTATGGATATACAGCAGCATAGGGAGCAGCAGGCTCAGGTATGGTAGTGTCAAGCTCATGTACCTTAGTGTTCTCGCCACGAGCTAGTTTGTTTACATCTGGAATATTGACTTCTGTTGGATACTTACCATTAGGATCATTAAATCCAAGTGCGGTGTCCGCAAGGTTAGTTGGGATGCCTGCTAATGACCCGAGGATCATTGGCTCCTGAGCACGCTCTCCATCTGCGAAGAATCCGATAACCCATGAGCCTTCAAACAGACCAGTAGGTGAATTACCAAAACCGCTTACGGATGCCGAGCTAACACCATTGACTGGAATAGCCCATGGCAGTTCATTGGTAGGGATTGCATCTAATGATTCATTATGCCAACCATACGCACGCACGCGAACCCGACCCAACTGAACTGGATCGTTTCTATCTTCAACTACACCCACAAACCAAGTGAAGTCGCCTCTACCAATATACTCTCGCATTATTTACCTTTTGTTTCTGCATGTTTCAGAAACGATAACAAACCATTTTTTAACGCTTTTTTGGTGCTTTCTTTTTGATCCACTCCATCACTGAGGTGATCGAACTCGACTTCTTCTGAGCTAACTTTTCTTTCTTCCGCGTTTTGCTTTTGGCTTTTTTGCTTTGGGTTGCTCATCTAATTGCTCCACATCATGTTTCGGCAGTTTAATTTCTTGTAAGAATTCTGGCTGAGCAGTTTTCGCTCCAGCAACTTCAGATAAGAACTTTTCTCTTTGTGATCCAGGTAATGGCATTTTTACATCCTCGGTTCGTCTATTGTTGATAACGCATCCTTCGGAGCGTTTTGTTTAATCCAATCAAATACTTGTTTCTGGACAACCGATTCTTTTGAGAAAGGCTTTCCTTCTTTCTTCAGGCGCAAGTATGTGAAATCTTTTACTACAATATTACCACCTTTACCAACAAAAACCTTTCCGTCTTTGTTGAGTCTTGGTATTGTGTTTTCTCTATTATTAAGAATGACATTTACTTGACCGTCAACACCTCTCGGCAAGTTACCTTTGACAATCTCGGACATTGTTTGGGCAGCACCCTTGTGTGTCTTCAGGAGAATATCATCAGGCACTATGCGTGGTCTTTCTTGGTTGTTCTGAACAGCAACTTCATACTTTGTTAAGACCCAGTTTACATGAATGTCTTTGGGCTTATATCCTACAGCCTCGACCAACTTCAAAACTTCGGTCATTTGTTTTAAATCTTTCAATGTGATATCAAATACGATGTTTGGTAATGTGCCTTTCTTGGCAGAACCTGATCGAACAACATCATTCAACATTGCGGTTAATGAGTTTTCTTTTATTTTAAACTTCTTTGTGAACTCATGTAGCTTGAATACATCAGCTGGCTTACTGAGGTTCAATCCCTTTATCTCTGGATATTTACCTTTCAACTCATTGATTTTAAGGAATGCTTCTTTCCACACATCAACATCACGGACTTTAAACTTATCACCTTCCATAAAGTTGGCTAAAGCAAACCCTTTACCAGAACCTGCGCCTCCAGCAAGGAAAACAATCTGTCCATAACGAGCGCCGTTATTAAACATGATCAGCTTCTCTTCAAGCTGTTGGTATTGTTCCATTAATTGCTTTTCTTTAAACGAGAGAATCATACTTTTATACCTGTGTCCTTGCCGCATTCCATTATTGTAGTTGATGTATCGCCATTATTGCCTAGCATTTTTTGGCGAACTTTTGTTACGATATACTTACCACTCAGGTATTTATCTTCCCCGTCTTCTTGGTCTTCCGTGATGGCTGATGGTGGGATTGTCAAATAAATGACGTCACCAACATCAATTTCACTGTCTCCAGGAACAGTAACTTCCATCATCGTATTGAAGATGTGAGTAGAGTATGAGTCTGTGTGTCCTGCAGTTTCATTAGACGTTTTCGGTAATGGTTTCTCGGGCTGGAAGTTTGTGTCAGAATCTCTGCCGTGGTCTGTTGTGAATAGTCTTGATATTGATGGCTTTTCTACGAGACCTGCAATTTTCAATGACTGTAATGTCTTAAACTTATCAAAGTGTTTCTCATAATCAAAGTTTGTCACACGCTTAGTCTTTTTAAGTAGATCGATGTGTGTTGATTGCGTTTTGTATAAACCTTGTTCTATATTGTCTAAGAAATTAGCTTGCTTAATTACATTAAACGACATTATTTTATTTCGATCATAATTCTTTTCTGCATCGCCAACAGCTGTGTCGCTATTCATTATAGCATATGTAAATGTTTCTTTAACCTCTTGCTGGACAAGAGATCCTATATTGCGATAATTAAATCCATGACTATTCTCATAGAAAACGTAGTATGGGATGTGATCATCAGAGTCTGACTCATCAGCAAAGAAGTCTATAGTATCATCAACAGAAAGGTTTGGTATTATGTAGCGTTGTGCTCCTGTTGTCTCGTCTATGGTTGGAGGCTTACTTACTTGGAACCCACAAACAGTTCTTAGATCATAATACAAACCATTAATAACTGGATTATAGAAATACTCTTTCATAACAGAGCTAATCATATTAGAAATTTTATTGCCACCACCGTTACCAAACGATTTGTGTACCTTTTGTGAAGCGTTCGTCACAGCTTCAATGCTAATGCCTGTGAGGATATATGCTTCACTTCTTTCGGCAATCTTACTTCTATCTGACAATTCATATAGCGAGAATATATGATTCTTCCACTCAAGATCATCACTATTTGATCTATATGAAATGCACAATAGTTCTAGCCCGCCAAACCCGCCTTGCACGTTAGAGTCTGGATCACCCTTGAGCGTATTGATAAGACCGACTGAATCGTTGATAACAATTTCACAAGTCATATAATGCTCAAACAGATTCTGAAAGATGCTGAAGTCTAATACTAGATCTTCAATCTCAATTACCTGCCCTGATGATGATACAAGTGTGAATGACCTGACATCAACGTCTCCAGGTTTATTGTATCCTACTGCACTATCGCCTGTCATTGCCATTATTAGATGCCATTCCTGAGTACATTTTCAACTTCATCACGTACAGTTGGTAAGTATTTAACATCCAACAATTCGATGTCGCGCCTTTTTTCATTCAACTCTACTTCGTAATCATACTTTGTCACGCCAGCTACATTATATTTGTATGCACTGTCGGTTGCGTTGAATGTTGTCAGGTCAACGACCAATACCCTTTCTTCGATTATAGTGCCGTCAATAAGAGTTCGTTTTTTGGCTGGTGTGTCGACACCATTCGCATCTCTATGTCTGCAGAATATCCTATACTCATGGATAGTGCTCTGAGCTGTAGCAACAGAACCATACTTTCCTGCGACGAAATTCTCGAAGTTATCTCCGAATAATGGGAAGTCGCGCAACACGTCATTCATATCATTAAAGTGCATAACCAACCAAGAATAATTGGCGCTGCCATAATACTTCTCGGCTATTGTGTCTGGGCGGTCACCCTCTTGAATTTGATAATCATAAAAGACCAGTGCTCTATCTTTTAGACTTGAATCTACTTTAAATCTGCGCAAGATGTTTGTTAGCTTAACCGTTCGGTTTTCGTTTGTAATATCATGCGGTGTTGTTGGGAAATATGAAAAGTATTTTGACATTAGCTGCTTTCTCCTCCAACTGAGAACCCTGTTTGATTCGGATTGTCCATATCAGATTTAGTGATGATTTTCATTTCTTGGAATTGTAATGTTATCTCAACAGAAACAGGAGCGCCAGTATCTTCGAAGAACAAAGGGACTCCTTGCGAATTATAACTGATGTTTAAGTTCTTGAGAACACAATCGCCAATAGAATATAAGTTACTTGAAATGCTATCAGCAAAGTTGATCACAAACTCATCGGGATAACTGAATGCGAGATTGCCCGCAAAGAAGTCTGGGTGCATATGGTATTTAAAGGTGTTGATTATCTTTTTAATCTGCTCAGACTCTTGCATGTTTCGGGCAATAAATTTATACGCAAACTCATGCTCTCTGAATCCAACACCCTTGAACATGACAGCCATATGAGGGTTTATTGCAATGCCTTCATTCTTACCGATACCTGCCGCAACACCACCTGCTGTAGCACCACCCGCAAGCAACGCACCAAGACCACCACCGACCGAACCTGCCGCCGCTGTTGTTGCCGCAGCCGCACCAGCAGATAACAATTCTTCACGACCACTACCTGTGCCAGCAATAGCGCCCTTTATCTTTGAGCTAATTAGATTGCCGATATCGCCGCCAGAGCCAGCAAAATCAACCTGCCCAGCAGCTGCGCCCCCAAATACACCAAGCTCAGCATTCTCATAGTCTGCGCCATATGATACATTCAGGTTTGATGGTATAGGGAGAATAATGTTTCTTGTCACTCGCTTAATTGGCGCGACTTCTCTATTCTTACGATTCGTCTCGATAACACTGAAGATCATATAGTGATCATTATCAAGTGTTGACGGGAATTGTAATTGGTCTTGTATCTTTGGATTATCAAATAGGTTTGCTAAAGGACTCTTTACAAGATTGCCTCTTTTCTTTTTCTCAAGCAACTCATTAAAGTTTGCGTTTACCGAGATCCCATTCTTACCAATAGAAACACCAAAAGCGCCTTGTCCAGCAGCGCCCGCTATGCTCTCCAACTTTCCTGTAGCAGAAGCAACTACGGACTTGCCTGCTGATGTCAATTGTTTAAGACTTATTTTTGGCATTTAACTTACCTTTATAAATATGCGTGTTGTATTACAATATACTCTATTTATAAGGAAAGGTGTGAGCAAATTCTACAGCGGTAAATATCAATGTAAGTTTCCTGAGAAATATAAGGGAGACTCTTCCAGCATCACATACAGGTCGAGCTGGGAGTTAAATTGTATGTCATACTTTGACAAGAACCCTGACATAATATGGTGGGCATCTGAGCCGTTCCCCATTGGCTATCGTTCACCTATTGACGGAAAGAAACACCGTTACTTTGTAGACTTCTTAATTAAAACAAGTAACAAAGAAGTGATAATGATTGAAGTGAAGCCATACGGACAGACGCACGCCCCCAAAGCACAGAAGAGATTGACAAAAAAGTATTTAAATGAAGTTAAAACATGGGGTGTGAATCAAGCTAAATGGGAAGCTGCTGTAGAGTATTGTAAGGACAGAAATTGGAAGTTTCAGATACTTACCGAGAAAGAATTGTTCAAGAAGTCTCCTAAATAGTATCAACAAGAGGATAAGATCATCGCTTCAGTATTCGACGACATGTTACTTAAAGGTGTGCGACAGGGACAGATCCCAGCTCGTACCCAAGCTGCCAGAGATTGGTACAGAGACAAGGCACGCAAGCAAAGAAGTGCTTCTGCGTATCCATCAAACATACTCTCTGATATGGATAAATCGAAACGTGTTCTGATTGGACGTATGTATCATTTTAGATACGATCCAAAGGGAGCAAAGACACTGCCATACTACGATAAGTTTCCGCTTATTTTTATGGTTGGTCCAGCAGCTGGTGGGTTCTATGGAATTAATTTACATTATCTTCCACCTCAGCTTCGTGCTAAATTGATGGATTCATTATATAGTATAACAAATAATACTAAGTATGATGCGTCAACGAAGCTGAAAATCTCTTACGATGTACTAAATAGTGCTTCTAAGTATAAGTATTTTAAACCGACTTTTAAACATTATCTTTCGAGTCAGGTGAAGTCGGAGTTCATAGAGATAAATTCCACTGAGTGGGACACAGCTTTATTCTTACCGACCGAAAGATTCGAGAAAGCAAGAAAGTCAAAAGTGTTTGCGGACAGCAGAAGGATGTTAAAGTAATGCCATTTAGTGTAAATGACATAGTTTCAAGTATCAACATTGGTGGTATAGCAAAGGGATCACACTTTGATATTTTTATACATGGTGCTGGCGATGGCGAGACTGAGCGAGACATGCAGTATCGCGCAGACGCGACTGAACTTCCAGGACGTGGAATATCGACTGTGGAGCATTCGTTCAACAACTATGGTCCAATCAATAAAGTTGCTTATGGTCAAACGTATGGTGACATCTCAGTATCTTTCTTATTGAGTGAGGATATCCGTGAGAAAGAATACTTTGAGATTTGGCAAGACCAGATGGTCAACACTGGTGCGTTTAATCCAAGCGGCAACGCTCGCACACGAGCGGTCAATAATTCATTCAATGTCAGATACTTCGACAACTACGCAAGAACTATAGTGATCAGACAATATGGTTCTACTGGTGAATTGCGGTCTATCCACACATTGAACGAAGCATATCCAATTGTAATAAATCCTATTGCTATGGCATGGGGTGAAGAAGCACCATTGAGAATGAATGTTACGTTTGCGTACAAGAACTACACATGTGTGTTCAATAAGCAAAACCAATCATCCAAAGGTATTGGTGGCAGCTTTAAGATTGATAGAGACGGTATTTCTGGGAGCATAAGTATTCCAGGATTCGGTAACATATCAGGTGCATTTGAAAAGGGCAAAGCCAAGCTCGCGAGCATTAATGCTCAGATAGGTGGTGTGAAGAACAAAATTGCAGTGATAAAAGGTTTATTTTAAATAATTAATATAATATAGTCGGAGAACATAATGAGTTTACCCCAGTTAACAGCTCCAGAATTTGTTACGAAAGTACCATCTACTGGTAAAGAAATTAAATATAGACCATTTTTGGTGAGGGAAGAAAAGATTCTTCTTATGGCACTTGAAGGTGGTGATGAGAAAGAGATAGGGAATGCGATCACTAATATCCTATCATCGTGTATCATCAGTAAGATCGATATAGATAGCCTTGCGACATTTGATGTAGAATATCTATTTCTGAAGCTCAGATCAAAGTCTGTGGGTGAAGTTATTGAATTGAAACTTGCCCATAGCGACAAAGAATCTGTATGTAAGCACCGCACAGACGTAGTAATAAACATTGATGAAATTAATGTGGGCGGTGACATTAGTGACGGAAAGATTGACTTGAATGGTGAGCTTGGAATCAAGTTGCGATATGCTGGCATGAACGATGTCAATTCGCTTGATACAAATTCTACATCTCAGCTTTTTGAATTGGTTGTTAGTTGTGTTGAATACATCTATGATGCTTCTGAAGTCTACGATGATTTCACCAGAGACGAGATGTCTAAGTGGCTAGAACAATTAGACACAGCACAGTTTAAAATGATTACAGATTTTTTCCAAGCAGCACCAAAGCTGTCTCACACTATTGAATGGACATGTCCTGAATGTGGCGAGAAAGATAGCTTGGTTCTGGAGGGTATGCAAAGTTTTTTTATGTAAGCATGGTGCATGACTCATTAGCAAATATGTACCAGTTGAACTTTGCAATGATGCAGCATCATAAGTATAGCTTGAGTGAACTCGACAATATGATACCATTTGAACGAGATATCTATGTTACTTTATTGAAACATCATCTCGATGAATTAGAAGAACAACAAAAGAATCAAAAATAGGGGTTATAATGTCAGAAGAAAAGGTATTCCATCCAGCCGATACAAATGGTGACGGTAAGGTTACTGCTGAAGAAGAAGCAATGTACCTTGAGTTTAAACGCAAAGAGCTTGAAGATCAAGATGCTATGCGTGATGCTCAACGCAACATGACATGGTTCGCATTGGGCGGATTATTGTTATACCCATTCGCTGTTGTACTCGCCTCACTAGCAGGCTTAGACGAAGCACAGAAGACTCTGGGTAGTATGGCACCAACATACTTTGTTGCTGTTGCTGGTATCGTTGCGGCGTTCTTTACATCACAAGCAATGAAAAAGAAATAGGAATAGAAAATGGCACTCCCACCAATTGTAACTGAAGCGATGCAAACGTCTATTGATGCGAATAGACGTGCTGCTGAACAATCTCAAGCATTCTCTGATCAGGTTAGAAACTTCAGTTCTGGTATTGGTGAGTTGAGTGCCGCTAGTATGGCGCTTAATCAGTTTGCCAAAAGAGATAAGAAATTTAAAAATCCATTTAAGTCTATTAAAGAGTCATTTGATAAGACTAGTTTTGGACAAGCAAGGATACAGAAACGTGAAGAGGAACAACTAGCCTCTAAGATCGGTATCACCCGCGAAGAACTTCTTCTATTAAAGTCACAGAAAGAACTCGCAGACTCGCAAGAACAAGTTGCTGAATCATTCAGAGCCAATGCTGCAGAGTATGGGATCAATCTTGAAGGGATCAGCACAAGTTTCAATGATGTAGGGCAAATGCTCTTACAGAATGGTGAGGAAGAAGCCGCAAGTCTTGAAGAAACTCTTGGTGCTAATAATATATCTCTATTAAATGAAATGCGTTTGGCTAGAGAAGCCATTGCCGCAGGTTCTAGTGAGGAAGAACTAGCTGAGATGTTAGCCGCATTTAGGGCTAACCAAGCTGAGTTGGCTGCGCAGAATGAGGAGGTCAATGCAAACGGCGATTTGTTGATCGGCACGCTACAAGAAAACTTTAACGACCTGATACAATCTAATGAAGAACAACAAGCAAGTTCTGAAGAAGCCACAACATTCCTACAGCGTATGGCTAGAGGATTGTCAGGCAACAATCTAGCAGGTATTGAGAATGCGAGAGAGCAAGGCAGACGCGACGAAGTAACAGCAGGGATATTTGAAGATATCCGTGATAACTTGTCATCAATGGAAAAGGCTTTGATTGAGGGATTTGGTGATCTTCTTGATGTAGCCGCAGAAAAGGCTAGTAAAGGCATTGGTCTTGGTCTTGGTTTACTCTTAGCGCCTATTGCTTTGGCTGCGGGTATGCTCAGCGGTTTAACGCATTCACTAAAGCAATTAGCAAGAACAGCTAAACTATTCACTCGAATTGCCATTGTCAAGCCTCTCCAAGCGTTAGGAAGAACGTTCGTTAAAATTGGTAATGCTATAGCCCCTAGAAAGATGGAAGCAGCGGCTAAGGCAATTTCAAACTTCACTACAAACACTGCGGCATTCTTCAAGAGATTATCAACGCCATTAAAGAATGCGTCCAAAGCATTCAAAGCTGGATTGAATGGATTACGAGTATTCAGAACAGCAACTGGACAGTTCGGTAGACTTGGATTCTTTGGCACGATCGGTAAAGGCATCAATAAGGTCAAGACGTTTTTGACACCTGTTGTAGAATTCTTCAAGAGCATTGGATCAAAGGTCAAAACTGCGTTTAGTGGTGTTGGTAGGATAGGCAAATTCTTGGGCGGCATTGGTGAAGCAATGAAGCCTGTACTAAAGATCGCCAGTTCGATTGGTCGAGTTATTGGCAAAGTGTTCTTTCCTATAACAGTCCTTATGTCAGCATTTGATGGTGTTATGGGATTCATAGAAGGATTCAAAGCCAATGGTATCATAGGCGGAATAAGCGGTGCGTTCTTTGGCATCATTGACGGTCTTGTTATGAAGGTTCTTGATCTAATTAAGGATTTGGTCAGTTGGGTTGCCGAGAAACTAGGATTCGCTGGAATCTCTGAAGCACTAGATAGCTTTTCTTTCTCTGAAATATGGCAAGGTATTGGCGATAAGGTTCAAGAATTTATTAGTTATATCAAAAACTTCTTCGGGAATCTTATCTCTTCAGGCATAAGTGGAATTAAGAAATTATTCGGCTTTGGTGGTGATGAAGATACGGCTGAGCAAGAGAAAAATAAAAAGAGATCAGC